TTTTGAATAGTACCAGCATTAGCAGGAATAGTAATAACTGGTGAAGCAGCTCCACCGTTAAGACCACAACCTGTGTATGCAATGTGTAATCTATTTTGTTCAGACCAGATAACCTGATCAGATGTCATTGGCATTTCAGCGCCAACCATTCTTAGGAAACCATTTAAAGTTCTGTTTCCGTATCTTTCTACTTCAGCTTCGTAAACTTCTGGTAAATATTGTTGAGCAAAATCATTTGCACCACCGTTAAATGCCAAATAGTTATTAGCTAGAGTTTGTGGCGCTTGAGAAGGTACTAAACTTCCGAACGCCGGATTTAATGTAGCCATTTGTAATTGTGTTTTTAGTTAAATTTTCTTGTTTTAATTTTCAATTTTGAACTATCTAAACCACTGACCGCTTTTACTTTTAATCCATTAACAAATACATCACCAGTAGGGCTTTCCCTTACTTCTGTTTGTACGTTTTTAGACGTTGCAGCAACATCTCTTATAGCATCGGCTTTACCTTGCTCATAAAAATGTTGTGCAATAGTATCTACATTTTCAGCAGCATACATAGCTTTATGATAACCTTTAACATCTGTTACATCACCTTTATCGTTTAAGAACTTCTTAATTACATTAGTAATATTAGATTGTTTTTCTGCAACCACGTCTGGATTTTTAACACCATATCTAAATTTCTTTTCTCCTACATTGAAATCAAAACCTTTGAATTCTTTAGAAAAATAATCTTTAGTATTAGATTTAAATCTTTCGTGTTGCTCTTGGGCAGTTTCCTGCTCTTGGTTATATCGATTAAAAAAGTCCATAGCCTTTTGTTGGTCTTGAGTAACGCCGGGTCTCAACTTGATCTCCTCGTAATATTGACTCTTTAAACCTTCTAAATGCTTGCGGGCTTTTGCAACCTCTTCTTTATATGCGAGTTTTTTCTTACGAATATCTCGCTCCTCATCTACTTCTTCATCAAAAGAAAAATTATCTTCCATCATGAAGTTAATTTCTTCTGTGTTTAAATGTGATTTGGCTTGTTTATAATACTCTCTTAATAAAGTATCATTATCTATATTAGAATAATCAGCGTTTAATCTAACGTAATCTTCTAATGTTCCACCAGTTTCTTTCATAAAGTCTACGACTTTTTCGATGTTTTCTGGTAGCTTAGCTATTTCTCTAGCCTCTTCAGGCGTTGGAGCAATAACTCTTTCTTCAATTTTTTCACCTATTTCCTGTATTTCCTCTTCAACCTTTTGTTCAATAGGTTTTTCTTCTTTTACAATTTCTTGTATTACTTGTTCTTCTTCTTTATTTTCAGGAATTTCTTTGGGCTCTGGTACTTGTTTGTCCACTCCAGAGCTAACTCCGGTTTGTTCGCCCACATCCACCTTCTTTGTTTCTCCGACTTGAATGGCATCTGTTTCTTCTGTTTTAGGTTTAGATAAATCTACTTTAATAGGTTCATCTTTTTGTGTTAGTTTTTTAGGTTTACGTTTAATTTTAAACGAACCTTCTTCTTTTACTTTTTCAGACATAATATAATATAATAAAAATTAATAAATAGTTTATTGCGGTTCAAACTGCTCTAAACCAAATCCGCCTAAATTATCCATACCTGCTGATTCAAAATCTGTAGGTAACAAGTCATTTTGACGTTGCTCAATCATTTTTGATTGTTGCGTTGCTTGTATTTTAGTTCTTTTATCTTTACGATCTTCTATAAATTGTTCTTTTTGTCTATCTGTATCTACTTTAGCTTTTGCTAATTGCAATTGATAATTAAACTCTTCAGCCATTAATTGTTTTTTAATTAACGCTTCTTGTTCCATTCTTTGTATTTCAAACTGAGATTTAGCTTGCTCTATTTGTATTTCAGTATTAGCTAAAGCTTCTTGTTTTTGAACTTCATTTAAAGCAGCTTGCTCAGACTGTTGCATGTTTGCTTGAGCTTGTGCTTGTATTTGTGCTTGTTGAGCTTCTTGATCTTGCTTTTGCTTTTGTATTCTTCTATATTTTAATATTTGATTAGCTAAAGTTATATTTTTAACCTCTCTAATATCTATAGCATCCTCTAAATATATTTGACCTGATTGCAAAGCTACTTGTATATTCTGCTCGAGCATAGCTTTATCTTCTTCCTCTGGTTCTAATTCTAAATAAATACCAAAATCATATAAATGTAAGTTTTTTAATTCTTCTAAATTTTGCGTATTAGTTAATGAAATACTTTGCATTAACGCTTGTTTAGTTAAATCAAACTCTAATGCATCAGCTAATCTCAGTGATATATTCTCACAAGTTCTTAGTGTTAAAAATAAACTAGCATCAACAATATGTTTAGTTGCTATATTTGAAGCATTGGCAGCCATTTTTTGCAATCCGACTAAAGCGTCCTTGTCTGGTAAACTGCCATCTCGTGCTTCGTTGAGACCCGTTACGTCTCTTATCATTTGTAAATAATATTGATATGTATTTACAAGTGATGCTATTTTTCCGTTAGCGCTAGATGATTGAAGTTCTTGAATAGGTACTTTACCTCTGTTAGGGTCACCATCTTGTGTTAATGATCTACCAACTATACTACCAGTTTGAAAATACATATTTAATGCCTCTTGTGGATTATAGTTAGTACCATTACCTAAATCAACTTCTGCTAAACCATCAACATCTACAAAAACACCATCTGGAACCATTCTAGCAATTACTTGTTGTAGTTTTAATGACGTTAATTGTATCATATCAGCGTAACCTGTTATACGGCTAACTAAAGACTCTACACGACCTTGATACATATGCGGAGCACATATAGCATAATTCATATTAACTTTAGTTAAATCACTTTTTGGCCTTGTCATGTTTTCAGCTAACTTCCACTCTAACATTTGTGGCATACCCATAACTTTAACACCACTAAATAAAACTTCTATACTTCTTGAAACCCTATCAAAGTTATCGCTAGCTGGTGGATTAAATGTATCTGATTTTATCAAAGCTTTTTCTAAGCCTTGATCAGTCTTTTTTATTTTAAATACTTGATCTACAAATGTTTTATATTCAAAATATAAAACTTGAATTAAATCATTATCGTAATTTGGTTGTGCTACATAACCTTGACGACCAGGGTATTTAGCTAATCTTTCTAACTCTTCTTTATTTAAATAAGGAAATTGTTTTTTAATTTCAGCTAACGTTAATGATTTTATTTCACCAACATAATATATGTCTTCAAAATTAGGATCATTAGTGTATGAATATACTAAATTAGCTGGATCTACATAATCAACTACTACTCCTTCAGATTTATTAAATGAAGTTTTTACAGCACCTATACCTATAATTACTATATCATCTACTAATCTTTTCTTTGTTAATTGATATTTATTAAAAGCTAAAGTGTTATTAATAGCTTCTTCTTCAGCAATTTCTACAGATTGTTTGTAGTTTAATTGCATGTGTATTTCTAATTCTTCTTTTGATTGTGGTAATGTTTTAGGATCAGAGTTGTATAAATCAATACCTGTAGTTTGTTTTATTTGATCAAGATAATCTTTAGCCATCATATCTCTATATATACCACCTACATAATCTGTTCTTTGTTTTAAAGAAAAAGGATCTTGAGCATATGCTTTTAATTCATATTCTTTAGAAGCTATACCATTTGAAACTATATCTACAAATTTAGGTATAATAGGCACTGGCTTCCAGTCTAAATTTAAATAAGATAAATCACCGTTTATAGATAATTCATCTTTATATTTTTGAACCGATTGTTCACCTCTAGCGTATAATCTTAATCTATTATAATTTTGATAACCTGTAACCCATCTGTTACTATTTACTCTTCCGCCTCTAAACCACTCATACTCAATAGCTTGCCCTACTAGCAAACCATATTCTAAACTTTTCTTTTCCTCTTCAGATACCATCTGACTTGGAAATGCGCTATTAACACTAGTATTAACCATTTAATTAATTATTTTTGATTCAAAGCCTCTATTGTCATATTTTACAAAACTTAAATTAACTTTGTCTTTTATAACTTCAGCTACAGGTCTATATTTGTTTTTATTACAAGCCATAATTGCTAAACCAGAACTAATAGAAGCATCGTGTTTTGTTCTGTTGTTTATATCAAAAGCTGCCCAATCTTCTAAAGTTCTTTGAAAATACATAGTACCATATTGTTCATTATTGTAACCTACAAACATTTCTATGTAAGATTCTATAGCAGCAGCATGAGCCTGTTTAACATCTTCACTTGAATTAGGTATACCACCTATTTCTTTTTCAGTTACAGATAATTTATGCATTGTTTTATCAGGTCTGTTCATAGAATAACCTCTGTAACCTCTTCTTTTAAAATGGTATAGTAATCTTGGTTTATTGTTTTCAGCTAATATTGGCATACCATAAAATATGCAAGCCATAAGTACATCTTCAAAAAATGTTTCTGCGGTTTGTGGTCTTGATATATATTCTAAAAAGAATAAGTTTGGAGGCGCATCCTCCATGCTAAACTTAGTTAAGCCATGTAGTGATCCTTTTGATCCTCTACCATCTACCGTTCCTGATATATCATATGAGTCACAACCAAAAGCGCCCATATGCTCATTACCAGGAAATTTTCTACCATTTTTAATAAGTATTCTATTTTGTTGAGTTTTGTTTGGTACCCAAGATACAAAAAATCTACCTTGTTTACTCGGAACAAACATAACGCTTGTATCTTTAATCCCATCTACCCATTGAAAATTACCCTGTGTTACTACTCCAGAGTGTTTTAAATCTTCATTATAATCTATTTGCTCATATATTTTTGTTAAATTAAATAAAGATTGTTTTGTTTCATCTCTGAATGCGTGTTTTTCTGTACGTGGAAACTGTCTATATAATTCATTAAGTGCATCTGGATCGTCCTTAAGGCCATCTACTTCATTTTCCCAGTGTTCGATAACACCGATTTCAATGGGAAAGCCGTCTGGTCCTTTTTTAGGTTTTTGCGGTGTCTCAAAGACAGGTAAGCCATAAGAATCGATGTATCCTTCGTAATTCCACTCCATAGGTATGAACAAGCTATATAATCCCGAGCTAGTCTGCCCATTGCGGTTTCTTCTGGTAACGTCTGAGTCATCATATAATTTTTTATAATTTCTACCTCCCTTGTCTAAAGCATTTGATGTTGATCCCATCATACACTTACCTATAATTCTAGAACCTAATCGTAAACAGGTTTTTGTAACCCTCCAGTTGTTTAATATATTATCAGGTTTTTCCCATTTACCAGATTCATCGTGTACAAGTAGTTTTAATTTTTCACCATCATAACTGTTATCTCCAGTATTTTTCCAGTCAATAGTTGTATCTAATCCTTCTAGTTCTTCAAGTTGTTCATTGCTATCTAGTTTACGTCTTGTAAACCTACTAGCTGGAACCCTGTATGCAAGCTCTGTTTTTGGTCGATCCATACCGTCTTGAATCGGTTTGAAGAAAAAGGGATAGTTGACGGAAATTGGTACGATTTTATCGGTAAACATTTTCTTTGCATCAGCCCCAGACTTTGATAAGACACCGTATCTAGCATCACTAGAGATAGTGGCAAGGTTGACAGTTTCGCCTGATGCCATGAATGAAAAACCAGACCGTCTGTTTTTGAGGTAGCACATTCCGTAACAACGTTTATCTGCTTTACAAGCTTCCCAGAATATAAAGAATAATCTGTTTGCTTCCCTAAAATCTGCTTGCCCAACATCAATCTTGGACCACTGCAGGTACATGTAATGAGTACCAGTAATATAAG